CAGCTGCGGAATTAGTCTTTTCAAAGCAAAAGATCTCTATGAATAGAAGGGTGGCAACTAGCGTGCACCTCGCGAGCGACCCCTGCCGGGGCTCGCGTTTCGGCTTTGATAGCCGATGCGATCTAGAGCGTATCATACACAACCAAATCCTTTCAAGTTATCGCGTGTCGTGAGCGTGTTACTTAACATCAATCAACATACATGTATAACAAGGTTTGCCATCGAACTGCCATGATCCACAGCTTAAACACCTGGTAACAGTCTTATCAATGTCTAATTGCTCAGCTAGATTCTTTGTGCCAACACAGCCACAATCTTTGCATTGATAAACGCGAAAACCTTCCGGTGCATCAACATCTTCAAGCCATATAAATTCACTCTTACGATCACAACCATTACATCTATATTTAATCATTTTTTACCTGCCCATCCATCGCCCTTAAATATCGCTGGCGTTGCACTTATTTGCTTAACCATTGGCATATTACATTTTGAACACGCCATTGGATCAACTTGATGAAAGCCGTGGTGGATGGTATAAATACCACCACAGCCTTCACATTTATAGTCGTAAAACGGCATTTATGGAATTCTGTTAATGCAACCACAGTTGTAACATTTCAGCAGATCGCCCTCATGAAGTAATCTGTCATCGTTACAAGCATCGCATTTTTCGGCTTGTCCGGTAGGTATCACTGAAACGCCATCATCGTCAAAGGTGGCTTTCAGTCCACTACCATCAATAATTTGTAAGTAACCCATTTATTCACCTCCTTTACCTGGCTCATTATCATCTGGCCAATACCATGTTCCAGCAGCTGTAAGTTTTGCCCACTTAGGCGCACATTGTTCACCTCTTGGTGCTGTACATACATACCCTGCAAATGGTTTGTTATTGGTTTTTGATAAACCTTCTTTTTTTACCATATCACCATGCCTGCAAGTAAAATTAACATCGACCACTTCACCAATTTGAGCAATAGTCTCACCAACAGACCACACAGTTGGAGCAACATTTTCAGCATTAGCATTAGATTTCTGCTCCACAATATGTAACGCCATTTCCATTGCAGCTGACTTAGATCCGGGTGCAGAGTATTTAGGTTTGTATTCTGCACGATTTACTTTGTCCATTTCTGTTCTTGAAGGGCGTTTATTTTTAGCTGCAAAACCCGCGTTTGCAAGTGCTCTACCGATCGCTGAAGTCTCGCAATTCTCCAACGCAGAAGTAGCATTAACACCGCGATCCGTAATTGTTTCAGATGCAACACCTGAAGCACACGGCTTGGAGTCTGCTTCCGTTTTGAATAATTTACAAACAACAATGAATCGAGTGTCTGAGTGTTCAAAGATCTCGGTTTCGATTCTTCCATCGGGATATACTCCATGCCATTTCTCCAATCGTGCTTCTACCGGTTCATAATCATCTAAGTTAAATGCCACTATCTATCTCCCATCCGAAGTCTGCATCTGTTTGTGCATCGAAGACAGTCTTACTGATTGCACAATAGGCAAGCAAGTCTTTGAGTGAATCTTCATGGGATGGAGTTTCACTAAGCCGAGCAATCTTGACCAACGCCATACATAAAGCTGCCTGGTGTGGCTGGATAGGGTAATCGAGATAGGCCGACCAGAGATCAGCAATTCTTTTGTGATTGATCGCTGGATGTCCATAGACCGCACCGCGCTCTTGGATTGTACTAATGACTTCACTAAACAGCTTCTCAGTTGTTGTCGGCATCAATTTTGTTTTCTATCATTCTGCGGTGCATTGTCCACCCATCATGACGGCCTCTCCAATATGAGACAGTTTTTGCATTCTCATATACCCAGTACAGAGATAGCATTCCCATCATGGTTGCTACCCACCATAGTCCAGCTTCTTTAAGTGACATTGTTAGCCCTTATCTATCCACACCCCTTGTGTGGAATACATAAAGTATGACCTAAAGCAATGACCTTTGGGAATTTATTTTTGGTGTGTCTTATAACGATTAGATAACGCTAAGAGCCTCAAACGCATCGATATGATCATCAATCGTGCGCTCGATATAGTCGCTTTCACACTCCATATGACTTGCCTAGAGCTGTAAATGAGCCATCTTTGTTAATTGGAATCAATGTTGGTGTCATATTCTTGCCATCCCAATCTAGAATAACTATACCCATCTGCCAGTTTGCAAGGCCTTTTGTGTAACTAGCCTTTGCCCGGTTCATAAGGTTGCCTGCTTCTATGCCATATAAAGGCCTGTAAGCCCCATATAAGCCCTCTGAATAGGCTGACATACCTAGTCTATGGGTATGACCACAAACAACGCTCTTACCGGCTCTCTTGGCCAAATTAAGGGCAGTCTGTCCAGCATTCAAACTAATGTTGGCTTCATCTCCATGAGCTAGTATCCAACCCTTTTCAAACTCAAAAAATTGTTTGTGAAATGTAATGCCCATCGATTCAAAATCCATAAACTTTGAATACTGCAGTTCAGGAAGGCTGATTAAGCCAGGTACTTTAAGAAGGGTGTTGTATAAGCGATCCGTGTGATTGGATCTAATAATGTGAGCTTCTTTACTATGCTCGGTTAGAGCCCAGAGAATCTCCTGAGTTGCCGAACGATCATCATCCAAAGTTTGTTGATAAGCCAAAGGTGTTTTTTCAGCCCATCGACTAATGGTTTGAAAGTCAATCTCATCACCAACGCATAGTACGCTATCAAATCTCTCACGCTTCGCAAACTTGATAACATTTTTTACAGCTGCTTCATGGTGGTATGGGATTTGGAGATCACTTATTACTAAGTATCGCTTAATCGTTATCCTCATCGTCAGTTGGATCTATGGAAGGAATGATCCCGCCATCGCCTACGATCCAATCAGGGAAAGTCTTATGCTCGGTCATTAACCAGAAGGCGTGTTCAGGTGTGAACCCTGCTTTCCGAGCTGCTTTATAACATTCGTGCAATGCCGTGTAATGTTGATCTAACTTACTTAACGGCTCAGGAGAATGGCGAACGATACGCCTATTGATCTTCTTTCGCTTACGTGTGTTAGCCATATTAAAATTATGACTTACTAATTAAGATAAAGAGATCATCGACACGCTTCTCTAATCGTGTTAATTGATCCTTCATACTAGAGCCACCATTAGGGCGTAACTCATTAAGCCAGCCTCTAACTAAAAAACGTAATCCGACTAGCACGCCTGACAGCACAGCGATAACGCCAGCCCCAAAGCCAGCCCATTCGCCCGGTGTCATTTCTTCGGAGTTGCATAGCCAAACACTCCGGCTAATACTGCCCAAAGAATAGCACGATAGTCAGCTGCAAAATTAGATGCTGCCCATGCTGATAAGAATGCACCAATAGTCAGCATATATGGATTTTTCATGTTCATTCTTGCTCCTCATCTGGTAGGTCGATTTCCTCGACAATGTTGTTGTTTGGCTTTGATTCGTCATAGCCGCCTAAACCGTAGGTGATTAGTTTCATTAAGCCGCCCTCAAAAATGTGTACATTCCAGCAGTTAAAACTCCATCAGTTAAAGATGTTGCTGTAGCAAAAGCACCTGTGACAGAGGATTGAGTAAAATATGAAACTGTCGCAAATGAAGTACTGAATGGTTGCCCAGTAAACGCTCCTGAACCATTAGAACCTATTCCTTGATATGTATTTGATGATGCAGCAGTTTGTGAATTAGAGGCTAACCAATAAATACCAGGAGTAAGTTGCTGGCTGATTGTTATAGTGTAAGTTGTTGATAAGGCAGTAGCCGAAACTGTTCCAGCATCTAATAAAACTGTACTAGGTTTTCCAGATGTTGTGTTGTATATTCCAAGCCTAACTGATGCAGTTCCAGAAAATGTTGAACCTGTCCTGATAGCAATGCGGTCAAATGTTGTTGTAGCAGGCACAAAAAATGGGGTGTAATAAGTAACATTTGCAGTTGCTGTTGCATTTGCTGCTGAGTTCACACCAGTTCCGCGATAGTAATATGTTGAGAGAAATGGCAAAACCATACTGTTGCCAAAATCGTATGTTGTTTTTACGCTGTTTGGAGTAGCAGCTGTTGTCGTGCTCGTGCTCGATACTGAATCAGTTAATTGCAATACTCCTACGGCAGAAGTTGTGCCAGTGGATACTGAAAGGTTTGCAGCTGATGAAGTTCCAGCATTTGTAATTGGTGCATTGACTGTTACAACACCTGATGAACCTGTAGCACCAGTCGCGCCAGTAGCACCAGTCGCTCCTTGTATTCCTTGCGGAATCGTAAAATTAAATGTTGCGGCAGATGAAGTGCCTACATTGGTTACGCTTGCGGAAGTACCTGCGGCTCCAGTAGATGTAGTTCCGACAGCGATTGTTGCAGCTGATCCTGTTGCTCCTGTTGCTCCTGTTGCTCCAGTTGCTCCTGTTGCTCCAGTTGCTCCTGTTGCGCCTTGCGCTCCAACACTTGCAACTTCAACAGTATTTGTTATTGGTGTTACAACTACTGTATTAACAACTTCGGTTACCGTTAAACTCTCACTCATTTGGTTACCTCAGCTGATACCACCACCACGCCTTGAATCAATCTAGTTTTAACAGATGCAGGTGATGCAATTTCTAAATCGTACAAGAAAGTGTCTGCCGATAAAGCAGCAGTTTGGATAGCCGACATGGTAATAGTTACTAAACCAGATGCACCTGTAATCACTATTCCACTTGATGGGCTTGACAAAGACAAAACTGCAGTTGCTGAATCATAGTTTTCCCTCAACTGCATGGCTGCTGTGTAACCAGTTAGGTTAATTGCTGTGCCACTTGAATCTTTATATGTAACAGCAAGCGTATAAGTTGAACCCTGATCTACTAAAATGTTATATGTACTAGCCAATTTTTCCCCCTATAAGTGGAATCTGAAAATATGTACTGTCTTGATCGCCCAGTTTGCTAAAGCTGATGTGTATGTGGTGATCGTGCATATTGATACTACCTTTGTAATCACGCCATGCCCATCCAGCTTTAGGGCTTGCTATTTTACCTTTGTGAATTATGTAAGATATGCGTTTATCGGTTTCCGCATGATCCCTGAGCTGGTCAGCAAGATACAGCGAGAGCCCTTTTTGTGTACCCAAGTCAGAATCAATATCAATGGCTCGGACACACCCATCGATGTCTGGATTGTGATCAGAGATTCTCGCGGAATGGCGACTATCACCCACCCATCCATCACTTTTACGATCCCGATCCGGGAACCAATCATCGATCTGCTCCCTTAGCTGTACACCAGCCTTGCATAACCATGGCTTCAATTTACTGTTGCCATCACCATCATGGTTGCAGTACCGGATGAAACTATTCCATAAAGAGCTTCATTATCAGATAATTGCATAGTTAACTTATCGCCATTATCCATGCGGTAACCAGTTGATGTAGTTACATCTGAATTACCAAGATAAATAGTTCCAGATGATGAATGCAAATAAACCAATTGGTCTGCTCTATTGGCCGTAACCAATAGAGTAGCTGTGGTAGTTACTGTTTTTTGAGAAGTATTAGGCATTTGGTTCCTTTACGATTGGCACTATCCAAGTGCAAGTTTTATTATCAAATCCTGTTGCATTAGTAGGTTTAGGTGCTATAAAAGCATCTCTAGTTTCATCGTAGGTGTAGCCGATACCAGCGTAGTTGTAGCGAATGTTGTTATTATAAGAGGTGCGTTTACATACTTGACCTCTAAAGTTACCATACCAAGTTTCAGGATCTAGACCATCTATTAACTGGGTTTCATCAATACCAGTAATAACCTCAGTAACGATATTGTTACTATCTAAAAAAGCGTAATGTGCCATTAGATTGTTATTGTTCCTGTTCCCGCTGTAAAGCGATATACTCTATAACCAGAACGACTTGGTTGATCATATGTTAATCCACCACTAATTGATGTAAGCGCTGAGTAAGAATCAGGGTAAGCAATAATTACTATTCCAGAACCGCCTGTTCCACCTGCTTGTGATCCACCAGAACCACCATTCTTGCCACCACCTCCACCGCCAGTATTTGCAGTTCCGTTTCCAGGTGAACCGCCATTTGGAGAACCCGCTCCACCGCCACCAGAACCAGCAGAACCACCTCCACCGCCGTTTGCACCGCCACCACCGCCACCACCTCTTGTTACAGAAGTGCCTGTAATAGAAGATGCTAAACCATCACCGCCGTTGCCTGGAACATACGCTGCTGCATCTGTACCAACAGCAGAAGCACCACCGCCACCGCCACCTGGACCGCCGCCACTTTGTGCAAGAGCGTTTCCACCATTAAAACCTTGTCCAGAACTTGCTGTTCCGCCAGCGCCTCTTGTTCCATTATAAGAACCACCGCCTCCACCGCCAGAACCAGTTGAGCCACCATCACCACCATTAGCAGTAAAACTAGAACCACCATAACCACCATTACCGCCACCATTGGAAGTTATAGTACTAAATACACTATTGTTTCCACCACCAGCACCAACTGTTATTGTAACGCTACCAGCAACAGAAAATCCTGATGCAGTTCTATATCCGCCAGCACCGCCTCCGCCACCAGCATTGTTATAATAAGAATCAGCAGTACCACCATTACCGCCACCCGCAATAACTAAATAATCAACAGTTGATGGAGGATTTGTAGGCGGTACACCTATACTAAAAGTTCCTGCAATTACATTACCTATCATTTAAGCAATTCCGCCTACCACATACCAAGTATCAGTTGCAGTCTTAATGCAAACTGCAGTTTTGTATTGCGCGAGGGTTGGTTGAGCTGCAACCGCACCTGCTGAGTTTACTGTTGTAGTACCAGATGTAACCGCTTTGATAGTCAGCGCACCTGCACCAATGTTTAATACTGTTAATGCAGTACCAACAGGATAGGCAACGCTGGCATTGGTTGGAATTGTAAAGTTAATAGCTGTGGCCTTATTCATTTGAATTAAAGCCTGGTATTGATCATTTAAGACTGGTGTGTAATCGGCTGTCTGGGCTGTGCCTACTGTAAAACTCGTTAATCCGTTATACATCGATGCAGTTAATACATCACCTGTAGCGGCTGGAAATGTTGCCATTATTGCTCCTTAGTAACTTAGTGTGTTTGTACCCAGAACACCATATAGGGCAGATCCTATCAGGAATCCATCTAATATAGGTTCAAGCGTAGTGAACGTCGTCTTCCAAGAATTTACAGTTATTTGATGTTGAACTCCAAAAACTTGCAGATTCTTGGTAATGCTGGATGTGCCTACCACGGCTGGTTGAGTGGTAGTAACGCTAATAGGATCAAAATAATCTAGATCTAGGGCGGCAATAGTACCGGTCGTGTAATTGTTAGTGTAAAGATCTAGCGTAATAGCATCGCACCGGATAGTGGTTTCAGCACGGCTAGCCACATAAGCCTGAGCATAATTAAGGGCTGTGGCAGTATCCTGCATCAATAGATCAGTTTGAGTATATGAATGCACAAAGTATTTGGCGATAGATGCTGAATTGGTTGCGACTTGAGCCGCCAATCCAGTAGCTGTGATGCTTGCCTGATTAACTACCTGAGCATCATTTAATACCCAAAAAGCATTAAAATATGAAATGTTTGTGCCATTGTCATTGAAATAAACAGGTGTGCCATTAGGACTTGATGTGCAATAATTGCGATTCTTAAAAGTAACAATGCCGTTAGGGTCAATATAAAATGCACCATACTCGGTGGTTTCTAAAGTCTGACATGCTCCTAATGCGCTTCTAGCAGTTCCAGGATCTGCTTGGACTGTGGTCTGACCTGTGGCAATAGATCTCATTGATGTTGGCCAGCCGATTGTGTCTAATACTCGACCAATACGAGTGCCAGTATCTTCACCTGCTACTGCACCTGTAACTGTGGTTACTAGGGCATTAGTAAGTAAGCGCATGGCATCTACAGCTGTGATGGTTGTATAAACCACATCACCTACATATTTAGGAGTAGTGGTGTTATATCCTGTAATGAACCCTGAAAATAGCGGGTAAGTTACTCCCAAGTAAGTTGCGCTTATCTGAACTTTACGCATTGGACTTAGCAAGCCATAATAAGGACTAGCCGTATTTTGTGGGTTGAAATCACCATTTTGATCTACAATCCGCATTGATAGATTACCTGATTGAAATTGATCTGCAGAAGCATTGCGACCGCGTTGAGTAGTAATGGTATCTACTTGGTTAGACACATCAACAATTACAGCTGCTGAATCAGCCAGGATATTTGTGCCTAAAATGCCTGACCCAATAATAAATGCCTGACCGAAAGATGCTCCGGTAGAAAAGTTGATTATTGCTTTGACTGTTGGTACTGCCATTAGAACCCTTGGCCAGCAGGTACTGTTGAGTATCCATTCTTGCTAATGATCAACAAACTCTCTTGAACTACTTTAGTCATATTAGAAGCATCTACCATATTGGAAGCATCAACATTGACGGTTATATTTGCCGGTGCAGATGCACCAGATCCACCTGGAGTAAATCCAAGGGCTAATCCCAATCCCATAGCTTCTGGACTAGAGCCAAAACTAGGATTGTTTAATGCTACATTTGCTAGATTTCTAATATCAGGGAATCCACCAGTACCAGTAATTGTACTACCAGACATTTGAGATGGGCTTACGCCAAGGCCTAATAACACCTTTTGACCTGCAGTTAAAATATTTATAGCAGCTGTATCCATGGCTTTAGCCAACTCAACAGTTGAATTTGTGACTTGTAGATCTGCTAAATATTTATCGGCCATTGCAGCATTACCATCAAGGATGGCTAATTTCTCAGCTAGGCGTAACTTTGTTTCTTCGTCTGTGGCTTGATTAAGGGCAGCCATTAAACTGATACGCTCTAAATCGTATTTGTCTTTTAATTTCTTTAGGTCAGCCTCGGCTTTTAATGTAGTAATTAAAGCCTTGCGTGCTTTTAATTCTTGTAATTTGGCTAATTCAACACCAGCATTAGCACCAAGTGAATACTGAAAATTAGATGAAGGAGCGTTGAAATCAGCACTTGCGCTAGCACCTAATTTTGCTAATAAACCTATCAGAGAAGTATTGGCTACAAATCCTAATAATTTGGTTAATCCAGAATTTTGAGCAATGCTAGTTAATTTGCCTAACATAACCCCTAAACCAGTAATAACATTGCCAATAGAAGTGCCAAAATTTTCCATGGCAGTAGTTGCAGCTTCTAAGTTTTTATCTTTACCTATTGCGCTTAAAGCGTTTAATATGCCTTTACCGATAGCCTCAGATGCGTTTGCAGATGCAACTCTAAATTGATCCATTTTGCCTGCATAAGTACCTAATCTTGCCTGAGCCTGTCCAGAAAATTTGTTTTGCAATTCATCCATGATTTTGTTCATGTCACCACTAGCAAGTGTGGCTTTATCTAATCCTGCGCCTAATCTTGATAATGCCGTAGTTTGTCCGGAGAATCCTTTGGCCAATGCCATGCTGACTTCTTCAACGGATTTACCTGTGCCTGCTGATATATCTAATGCTAGGGCTAAGGCTTTCTGGCTCTTAGTTAAAGATCCACTAGCTGTAAGCAAGGTTTGGAATGCTGGGCGTAATTGATCATCTAATACGCCAGTCATTTTTTGTAAATTGGCTATGTAGTATTCGATATCTGGTGATGAAAATGCATAACCAGTATTCTTTAACTGTTGTTCCAATGACTTGGCGGCAGCTTCATCTTTAGTAAAAGCATCAACGGCTTTTTTGCCATATTGAACCAGGGCTGCAGTACCAAGGCTTATGCCTAGAGTTCGACCAAGGCTTTTAACGCTTTTTTCAAATGCAGTTAATTGTTTTTGACCTTTGGTAAGAGCTTTACCATTCCAGGTTGCAATCGCACCTACATAAATGTTAGCCATTATGCTGCCTTCTTGTTTTTAATATAAGTCATTTTAGTAAAATCTACAGTTGTATCATCTATGGCTTTTAATATAGCTTCATATACTTTAGGACTGTCTTGCGCCCACGCTTTGTAAATCAAACGGCCTTTAGTTTTACGACTACCACCCCTAACGCCTTTGAATTTAGGCTGTGAGGTTACTGGCTCTAATGCTTCAATAAATTGTTGGCTAGCAAAAGGATTATTAGAGTTATAAGCTGTTAATGCTTTACTCTTTCCAGATTTCTTGCTGTATGTGCCACCCTCGCCATAAGATGTTCTAAATTCAAATGGGGCTCTACCTTGCGGATTCAATCTTCCTGCAGTTTCATAAATAGATCCAGGTCGGCTAACATTGTAAACATAATTGCTTACCTTAAAACCATTTTTCATGGTTTTGTTTTCTCCTGGGTTATATCCAATGCCGTCACGGGCATCGCTAGCATCATATTTAGGAAATGGTTTATATGTAATTGCAGATGATATTGGTTTAACCCATCCTGATAAAACACTTGAATTGCCAGGCACAAATCCTTTGGCTTTCAAAGCAACGCCACGCATTAAAGGATCAATGGCTGTTCTAATTTTTATTCTCATATTTTCATCAATAAATTTCAGGCCATTTAGGACATCATTAACGCCTACGACTTCTACTGGCATTTTTAATCTCCTTTGTTCGATCCTGTAAGACTTGGACTATTGCCCGGATCATGTCCGAGTCCATGTCTATAAATTCCCTAGGCGCGATACCTGTTTCTACAGATAACTGAGCGATCGTGTAAAGAAAACTATCGCGCCTTATTAGTTTTTTGCGTCATCCAATACTTCAACAGTATCCAAGGTCTCAATAAATTCAAGACCAAAGGTGGTTACAGTTACATTGGCTCTACGCAAACATTCCCAGGCTAACCAGAATATTTCTGATTGGCGTTCATGCTCGCGTAGAACCTTTGAGATTCCTGCGCCATATTTAATTTCGAAAGCGTATTCAACCCCCGGAGTAATCTTATGTTCAGATACTTCTCCGTTAGCCCTTGTGATCTTTAGCTTTGCCATTATTGCCCCTTAGAATGTTCCAGATGTAGTTTGTACAACTGTTGAGTTACATGTGAATGTAATGCTCTGAGTTGAGATGTCTCCAACCGCACCATTTAATGGTGTTAGGTTATTGACAATAATGCTAACAGTATAAAGTGGGTTTGTAGCAGATACTGCTGTTCCCTTTACTGGAATCAACACAGCTGTAACAGTTGTGCCGTAAGCAGCTTGTAGGGTTGCTGCAACATTTGCTGCTGCGAAATCGTTTAGGAAATCTAAAGTCAGGGTTGCTGCTTCTAGACCCTTTGCAAATTTATGTGCGGTATCTCCAAGTGCAGTTACTTCCAATTCATCGAAAGCCTGGTTGAGTGATACTGATGTAATGTGGTCAGATAGATCGACTGAGTTGATCTTTACGCCAACATTATTTTGTAGAAATATGGCCATTGTTATTCCTTCTCTATTGTAGGTGCTTGTACTGCTGGCTTTGGATCTTTAATCTGACCTATCTTGATTAAAAACGCCAAATTCTCTGCGGTTGTATCTTGTGCCATGGTTTAACTCCAACTCGTTAGTATGTCGAAACTGAGATCGCAACTTAATAGATCTCCTGATGGTAATGATAATACAGATGGTGCTGAAAAGGCTGGAGCGTTATAAACCAGCCCAGATGTTGATAACATTGTATAAACAGCAATCATAAAATCTTCTAGATTTACTAGGTTGCCTTGGTTATCAAACATGGGTGCAAATAAAGTAATTTTGAAATGTGCAGTAGGGCTAATAGTTAAATTTGAATTATCGTTAGTTGTCAAATAAGGATCGTTTGGAGAAATCACTATTGAATTTGCCAACGGAGCAGCTGGTGGGTAACTAAAAACTGACCATACGCCCGGATTATCTAGGGCAGTTGCAATCGTTGATCTAAGAGTAGTGATTGCTACTGTCATTAGCCGACCATTGATCTTGGGCCAGTGTAAGGGGCTATAAGACCCTGCACACGGCTTATTAGACTACGACCCATCTTGTATGGACTTGGTTGGAAATCAACGGCAGATCCACCGGTAGCTGGAGTCTGCCGAGCCTGCCAGATGTCTACCGCTAGCATCATGGCCGCCTCACGAACAGCTGGAGTAGTTGCGTATGAAGTTTGTTTTGTATCTACACCAGCCGCTTT